GGTGTATCCCGTCCAGCCCTTGGCGTTGGTTAATAATGCGGCCCATATAGAATGAGGCACGGCGGCGGGGTCACCATAGGCACCGAGGCGGATAGTCTGGCCCGCGCCATAGTCGGCCAGCGTCTCGGGGTTAATAGTAGGATATCGGCCGCGCTGTAGTGTTTTCCATATATTAAGCGGGGCATGATACAGGGTTACATAACAGGGCCTATTGTCGGCGGTGCCTTTTGGTTTGGTTTTGTTCGGGGTACCTTTAAGGGGACAATTCCCACAGATCCCGAAATCTAGCCCGAGCCGGTTAATGGTTAACGGGTCTCGGTTTGGATCGTCGGCCAGTATCCATGTCTGCAACATGGCCCCCGTTTTTATGTTGTTACTGTTTATTGTGGCAATGCATACAATGGGCGAACCATCGAGAACCGACGGCCCCCGATAAATAATGCCAGCCTTAATTTTTGATAATGTCATTTTAATAACCTCGTTTGCTAGTGGATGGGCCACCACCACAGCGGCCCAATTAAAAGCATAACACAGCGCCACCAACTAACAATAGGTTAAATGCTTAACTATCATTTAATTATTTTTATTATTATTTTTTTTTGGGCGCACTATGGGGGCCTAATAAATATAACTTATATATATTAACTGCCGCTGGGTAAATGTAGTTAAGGCTTGACGTGCCAGTCTTTTTTTTCTTACTGTGGCCGATTGATAGCGGTAACGGAGAAGAAAATGGTAAGGAAAGTTTTAAGAGAACTCACAACTTATATGCACGTCGAAATCAGTATCGAAGATGCAAAAGAGGTGATCCTAGCACTACATGATGCCATTGATATTGCTGAACAGGGGCATAGAGCTGATATGATAGATCTAATTCCAACCATAGTTGCTATAAAAGCGTCAAAACAGTTTGAAAACGAACAGGTGGTCTGTACTGTTGTACCTGATTCACAGATACTTGATTTGAGAATAGTCGAAGACTAAACCACCCCCTTCACCAAAAAATCAATAAAAAAGCCCCAGAACTTCCGAAAAACGGAGGCTCTGGGGCCAAAGTGGTGCCTTTTTAAGGGGGAAGAGGCACCTAGCAGGTGTTAAGAGCGGGAGGGGTACCCTCAACACCACTAATACTACTATAGTGCCCCTAATAGGTCAACAACTACATGATAGTTGACGCGCCAGTTTTATTTAGTTAACGTAGTAGCCGAACTCATAACCTGAAGGGGTATAAGGATGGCTAAGTATTTAGAAGAGAGGAAAACGGCAAAGGGTAAGGTGTATTACGCCTTCAATCCGTCGAAGGGCGTCAAGGACGCTCTCAATGTGAGATACTGCACGTTCACAACAAAGCGGGAGGCAGTGGTATATTGCCAACAGGTGGCCTTGGACTTCAATCTTCATCGTAGGAAGGGTGAGGGGATGGTCAGGATAGATGATGAGAGTGTTGCTGGGCTCATTAAGTTCTACCAATCCACCAAAGAATGGACGAAGTTGGCTGAAAACAGCAAGATTTTCTACGATTTACAGTTTAGGACAGCTACTGCGCTTGAACAATCCAAGACCACTATGTCTTTTGGTCAAGAGAAGGCCAGAAACATCAATGCAACTCGGGCAGACAAAATCTATACCCAAGTACAGAAGGAATACTCTGACCACAGAGCTTCCCATGTCGTAAAAGTACTCCGAAAAGCATTTAACGTGGGTCTTAGGCACGGAAAAGTGATGGTCAACCCGTTTTCTAACATGCGGATACCCGTACTACCCACCCGCAAGGTACTTTGGGAGCCTGAACAGGTCTTTAAGGTCATAGAGACTGCCGACAAGCTCGGTTACCCGTCCATCGGTACAATTCTCCTGCTGGCGTATGATCTTTGTGCGAGGCCGGGCGATATGCGTCAGCTAACGTGGATAAACTACCACGAAGGCAACTTTGCTTACATCCAAGAGAAGACCAAGACACAGATGGGTGTAGCGGCGTCTCCTAGGCTGGTGGAGAGACTTAGGAAGTACCACCAATACATTCCTATGGATTTAGACAGAGAGGGCTGTATCGCAATCTGTGAGACTACAGGTAATCCGTACAGCAAAGATCTGTTATGCAAATACTTTGCTCGGATAAGAAAGCACTCGGGCATACCTACGCATTTACAACTTCGAGATCTCCGCCGAACAGGTGCAACTGAGATGGCCGAAGCTGGGTGTACTGAAGATGAATTAAGAGCAGTAACGGGACATCAGTCGCGGGAGATATTAGCGACCTATGTCAGACCAACGGTAAAGCTGGCCCAGTCAGCCCAAAACAAGAGGTTTGGATAATGGATAAGCAACAGTTCAAGAAGTGTGACAAATGCAAAGACCATGACGCGGTAGCCATCGAACATGGCACCCGATACTTATGTGCCGAGTGCTGGCTAGATTGGAGTCGTGGAGGTGCCAAGTGAATTGGCAGACGCATTACCCCGACCTAATTGAGTGTGATTTTTGTGGGAGATATACGCGAGGAAGGATCAACGAAGACGAGCCCGACTCAGTTAAATGCTCATCGTGTTTATTAGAATTAGTTAAGGTTAGTACTAGTGTAGTGGTTAATGGCGTAAGAGAAAATGACCATTTCTGACCACACCACACCACAGAGGGTACCTACCAAAAGAGAAAGCCCCTGCAAAAACAAGGGCTTACTTAATAATTGGTTGCGGGAGTAGGATTTGAACCTACGACCTTCAGGGTAGGTACTTAACTAACTAAAACAATGGGTTAGTGTTAAGGTAGTGGTTAGGCACATAACTATTACCTTAATTAAATGTTAGCTAGATGATAGTTAATGGTAGACGGATGCTAAAATCCATGTTATAAAAGCGAGGCCGCTCGGGGCCGAGCTAACCCATATACCCATTAAGGGGGGTAATATGTACAGCACGAAAGATCAGATCGAAATACTACAATCGATTAAGTTAGCGGAAGGTGAATCGAAGACTATCGATTGTCCGTTCTGTTACGGTAAAAAGAAATTCAGCATATCGAATAAAGAAGGTGCAGTTTTATGGAATTGCTACAAGGCAACCTGTAAAGCTCGTGGGGCATACCAAAAAGGGTATGGTCTTAAAGGTATAAGGAATCGGGTTAACAACCTTAAACAAACTTCCCATAAATACATCCGCCCTATTCCAGAAATATTATCCCGTCCGAGTAACCACCCTGCCGTCATGAAATATCTTGATGAGAACGGGTGTAATCCAGCACATGAACAATCCCTAATAAAAATACGATACGCTCCTGCGGATAACCGTTGCCTATTCCTTATGAATGATGGACTAGGTGCCGTCGGTAGATCCCTAGAGAATGCCACACCTAAATGGATGTCATACGGGGATACTACAGGCGTATTAACTGTAGGTACTTCTGACCATGCGGTAATAGTCGAAGATGCTCCCTCTGCTTGTGCGGTTGGATCTATTAAAATGTATACTGGAGTAGCTATTTTGGGCACTAGTTTGAGTACAAAGCAGAAACAAAGCCTAAAACACTATAAGAAGGTAACGATTTGCCTTGACAACGATGCTAAGAAAAAAGCTATAACTTTACTGAGGCAATTGCAAGGCACGGTAGAATGCACTGTAAGGTTCATTACTAACGACTTAAAATATTGCTCAAGCGAGTCTATTGTTAATTTAGTAGACGGAAATAGTAACACAGAAAGATAGGGACTATAGGTTCTATCAGAACAGGATTTAGGGAGGGAACACAATGAAGTGCAGAGCAATAGTAGTTATAGATTATGAATTTCCCAACGGTTACAAAGAAGCGGCCGTGGAACAAGAAGCCATCGAAAATGCGATACGCGAATTGGTTAAGGGTAATCCTCGTGTCGTACACTCGGAAGTGGATATTAAAGAGCGCAGAGGGGACAGTAAGCCCGACATCAAGAAGATGAAACTGCGATCAAGTTAAACCAATACAAATTAGTTAATTAGGCCCTATCGAAAGATGGGGCTTTTTTTTGTCTTAACTACATGCTAACCTATAGCTCAATTATAACTTAACTACGGCATTAGCTATGGACATAAGACTACTTAAATCTCTCCTATCATTTGAATTCTATCAAGATAACAAAGCCAACCTAACTCCGAATCTGTTTGAGGACGAGATACAGGATGCCTTCAACACAATTGCGTCTGCACATGACAAGTACCAGCACGACTTAACTTCGTCTGATATCCAAGCACTCTGGGCTAACAATAACCCAGTCGCTACTCGTTCGGATGCCGATGCGTTTAATGGCCTTATCACTGAGATAGCCACGGTGGATCCTCTGTCCCCTCTCATAGTGTCCGACGTTCTACACGGGCTATGGCAACGGCACATTGGTACCAAGGTAGCCAACATGGGCATTGAGCTTGCGGATGGTAACTCTTCTGCAATGGATAGGCTGGTGGGCTTACTGGACAGCACCCGTGAAGGTTTCATGCCTACCGACTTTGGTGACAAGACAACCAAAGACATTGACCAGTTACTTGCGGGCGTTACTGACGATAACCGCTGGCGGTTTAATATCTCCACCCTATCACGCCATGTGTACGGCATTGGTGCCCGAGAGTTCGGATGTGTATTCGCGTTACCAGAAACGGGCAAAACGGCTTTCCTAGTGTCCATTTGCACAGGCCCCGGTGGTTTCTGTGAGCAAGGTGCCAAAGTAATCTACCTCGGTAATGAGGAAGACACTGGTCGTACTATGCTTCGGGCTATGCAAGCACACGCTGGACTTACTCGGGAGCAGATAGTCGCAAACCCACAGAAGGCTAGGCAGAAGTTTACGGACATCGAAGACCTGTTCGACATGAACGAGGTTATGGACTGGGATCTGAATAAGATCGAAGCCTACGTTGAAAGAGAGAAGCCTGACGTCCTGATCATTGACCAAGCCGATAAAGTTAACATCGGTGGTAACTTCAATGCGGGCCATGAGCGGTTGCGTGAGTTGTATCGCAGACTGCGTGAGACAGCTAAGAAATTTGATTGTGCCGTATTAGCCGTCAGCCAAGCCAGTAACGATGCCAAGGGCCGCACCCGTTTATCGGGGTTCGATATGGAAGGTTCTAAGATCGGTAAGATGGCCGAGTTAGATCTTTGTATCGGTATTGGAAAGCACGAGGCAGGAGACGTTGATGACTCTGAGCCCGATACCTCTCGCTACCTAACGGTCAGCAAGAACAAACTGTCTGGTTGGCACGGTACAGTTATTTGCAACATTCAGCCGGACATTAGTCGGTATGTGGAGTAATATATGGATAAAATCCTACGGTATGAAAGCATAGAACAAGACGATATTACTAGAGCGGTTTCTAGTACTTTTGATTACGACTTCTCGGGTGTCTCAGAGTGTCAGGTACCTACCCTAGAGAAACTACCAACTGACTTTAGCATTGGATTAATTGTAGGGCCATCGGGTAGTGGTAAGTCATCAATGCTTCGCCTTTTTGGTGAAGAGACAGAACCCACATGGCATAAAAACAAAGCTATCGTGTCACACTTTGATAGCCCCGAGGATGCCCAAGACAAACTGAGCGCGGTAGGACTTAACAGTATCCCCGCTTGGTTTAGGCCTTACTCCATTCTTTCTACAGGGGAAAAGTACAGGGCTAACTTAGCCAGACAACTGGGTGACAATGTCGTGGTAGATGAATTTACCAGTGTTGTAGACAGGTCGGTAGCTAAATCCTGCTCTTCCGCACTCAGCCGTTACATTAGAACCAGCAACATACACTCAGTTGTTTTCGCCTCATGCCACTACGATATTATTGAATGGTTGGAGCCCGACTGGGTGTACGACACTTTGACACGGGATTTTCTCCCGAGGAGGTCTCTTCGGCGTCCCGAAATTAAGTTGGAACTCTTACCTTGTAGCCCAGATGCGTGGGCAATCTTCCGCGACCATCACTATCTCTCAGGAAACCTCAATAAAAGTGCAAAGCATTGGGTGTGTGTCTGGGGGGCAGATGTTGTTGGATTTACCTCCGTGCTGACTATGCCCAGCGGAACACTCAAGAACGCATACAGAGGTCATAGAACTGTCATTCTTCCTGATTACCAAGGGCTCGGTATTGGTGTGAGGATTAGTGATGCTGTGGGTGAAATTCACCTCGCCGAAGGTAAAAGATACTTCAGCAAAACGACACACCCTCGTATGGGAGAGTACAGAAATAGATCCCCCAAGTGGCGACCCACTTCTAAAAACATGAAGGTGAGAGGCTTATCTGGAGCCAACAAGAATCTTAGTTGGGAACCCCGAAATGTCTTCTCGTACTCACACGAATACATGGGGGGTTTTTTATGTTGATCTACCTATCAAAGCAGGACGCCCACGCTTCAAAGATACTAGGGGCTGACACAGTCAAGCTATGTGAGATGCAGGGCTTTAAGCCTCGACTGGAGAACGAAAGCCAGTCCCGCGTGGAGGCAAACATATACGGGTTCAAGGCAGAGTTTGCTGTAGCCCGCCTACTGGATCTCACCCCACCCACCATAAACGTAGTCTCGGACGGTGGTGTGGATCTTTGGTGTGGAGACACATCGATAGATGTGAAGTTCACAAACAACGAGTACGGCCCGCTGGTGTTCGACACAATCCCGAAGTTTAGGGCGCAGATAGCTGTGCTGGTTGGGCGGACGGAAAACACCAACGTGATGCGGGTCAACGGCTGGGTGAACCGTAAAACTTTCAAAGAAGAATGTGTGGCCCAAGACTTTGGCTACGGGGAGAGGCTCATGATGGAACACGATAAATTGTTCCCGATTGAGACATTTTGGAAACAACTAATGGAAACAAAATTTAAAGGGGAATAATGTGAGCGTAGTAATTATATTGGACTTAGAAACCACAGTTCAGTTTGGTGAGGACAAGAGTAAGGATAACAGCCCTTACAACCCAAAGAATAAAATAGTTTCGTCGCATTGGCGGATGTTAGAGGACGGGGTGTTGCATGATGCACAACACGCAATCTTCTACCACGACGAAAAGAAGGGCCTAGACGCCGATAGCAGTGATGCCATGAAGCATGACCTTAGTCGGGCGGAGTTAATCGTATGCCACAATGCTAAATTCGATGTGTCCTACCTTCTAGAGTCTGGTTTCAGTATACCCAAAACGGTGTACTGCACGATGATTGGTGAGTATGTCTTTGCACGAGGACAGCGACAAGAGCTATCACTCAAGGCAACGGCAGAACGCCGAGATGTTACACGCAAGAAGTCCGAGCTAGTCGATGGGCTGTTTAAGTCAGGCATTGGGTTTGACTCTATGCCACTGGCTACCGTGGTTGAGTACGCGGATGCCGATGTTCTATCCACTGCTGAGATCTACATAGCCCAGCAAAAAGATCTTCTAAAAGAGTCGAACGTCGGCTTACTCCCTACCTTCACTTTAATGAACGAGATGTTGCTGTTCTTGGTAGAGCTAGAGCGCAATGGTATCGCGATTGATAGAGATACTCTGGGCGACGTAAAGAAACAGTTCGAGGAAGAGAAGGCCCAGATAGAGAAGGATCTGGATGCTATCGTCGGGGATGTGATGGGTGATACGCCTATCAACTTAAACAGCGGCGTAGACATGACTGCCGTGGTTTATTCGCGCAGAGTAAATGATCGCAACTACCATAAGAATGCTTTCAATATCGGACTGAACGCCCGAGGTAAGCCTCTCCCACCCCCACGCATGAATGCCAGCCAGTTTGCTAACACGGTTAGGAAGTCTACCCGCCGAGTCATGAAGACCGTAGCCCACCACTGTGAGCCTTGTGGCGGCAATGGTAGATTCCAGAAGCGTAAGGTGGACGGTGACCTGTACAAGAACCTGTCCAAGTGCCCCTTGTGTGACGGGCGTGGCTTTGCTTTGACCGAGACAGGACAGGTGGCAGGACTAAAGCTGATCCCCACCCAAGCCTCGGATGCCAGCATCAACGGGTTTAAGACGGACAAGGTTACTATAGGCAAGCTGATAGCACAGGCCTACGCCAAGGATAACTTAAAGGCTGTCGAGTTCCTGACAAAGACGTCTCGGTTAAATGCTTTAAGCACTTACCTAGACTCCTTTATTAAGAACATACAGAAAGCCACTCGGGCAGATGGTCTGCTACATGCCCAGTTTAACCAGTGTATAACTAGGACAGGCAGACTGTCATCCAGCAACCCCAACTTCCAGAACATTCCCAAGGGCCATAAGTTTCCTGTACGCAAAGCCGTACACTCTCGCTTTGAGGGCGGCACTATTATGGAAGCTGACTTTAGTGGTCTAGAGTTTCGTGTTGCGGGTGAACTGTCCCGGGATCCTCAGATCATTGAGGATATCCAGACAGGCAAAGATGTACACAAACAGACTGCGTCAATTATTAACCAGTGCCCTGTAGAGGACGTTGATAAGACCATGCGCCAAAACGCTAAGGCCTACACGTTCGCACCACTCTATGGTGGCATGGGTGCCAATGAGCCACCACACATCCAAGCCTACTTCAAAGAGTACTTTAACATCTACAAAGGCCTAGCTGTCTGGCACCGTAAGCTGATGGACGGCGTACTCAAAGACGGCCTTGTGACGATCCCTAGTGGTCGGGAGTTCTACTTCCCTAACGTGCGTAGACTGGGCAACGGCAGGGTCACCAACGCGACCGCTATAGTTAACTACCCATGCCAGTCATTCGCCACAGCCGACCTCGTTGTGATCTCGTGTGTTCGGGCGTTCAAACGGTTCAACCAAGAGAAGTTTAAGTCGAGGCTTATCCTTACCGTACACGATTCAATCGTGGTTGATGTCCACCCAGATGAGGATGCTCGGGTCATAGAAGCCCTGAGATGGGCAATGGGTGGCTTGGCTGAAGAAGTCCTTGAGAGGTACGGTTACGAGCTTCTTTTACCCCTCGATATTGAGATTACACAGGGCGCAAATTGGATGGATCAAGTCGAGATTGAGTTTGACTAGTGCCCATAACTAATGTAATCTATAAACTCTTAATTAAATACATTGTTAATGTAACTACTGGAGAAATCTATGAATGAACTTACTACCGTTAGTAAAAGTGAACAGTTGGAAATTGCCGCCGCTATGGGTATGGGCGGGGGTTCTTCTAATGCTTCTGCTGACCGACTACCTGAACTGAAAATTAATTATCAAGAAGAGAATGCCCAAGGACAAGACCTACCACGCGGTCAGTTCTTTGTTAAAGGTACCTCTGATGATCCCGTGTTCGCAAAATCTGTGAACTTTCGCCCCCTAAGCCAGTTGTTTCAGTGGATCCATTACGATCCTGAAGAGAACAAGGTTAAGAACAAAACCCTCATGATCCCACAGCTTCGCCAAGAAGCCCGTGATCAGAACGGAACTACGCGCTGTGGTAAGCCCACCAGCAACGTACTTCGTGAGTTGGGTAAGGAAGAGCAGAAGCGTTATAGCGACATTAAATGCTTCCGTCAGGTTCGTGGTATTGTTTCTTACGAAGGTAAGAATGCCGATGGTGATACTGTAAAAGTAGAAAACCAGCCTGTTATCCTAATGCTCAAGGGCAGTAACTTTAACCCGTTTGAAGACGAGTTTCTGAAGAAGCTACCCCGTGGTCGTAAGATGCATGAGTACTCCCTTAAAGTCGGCGCTACTAAGACTAAAGGCAGTGGCGGTAACATCTGGTGGATCATGAGCTTTGAGCCCGATTTGGTCAATGCAATGGCTATGGACGATCAGGTTTTTGAAACTGTCAAGGTTATGCACGACATGGTCAAAAGCGAAAACGATAAGATCCAAGCGTCTCACGAGAAGGCTCTGCATAACAGTCAGCTATCCGGTGATGCTATTGATGCGCTTGCCTCGGTATCAGGCGACCTAGAAGATGATTTAGCAGACGAAGCGTAGTCGTACCTTAACCCAAACCGAGGTACGTTATGTCTCTTAATATACTTGAAAACCAACTGCATATGATGCTGGACAAGCTCTCCAATGGAGAGACTGTTCCGTATGAGGAAAGTTGGATAGAAGAAGCTGGAGAGATGTTTAAAGACACTCTTCGGAAACAGATGAAGCCTCGGGAATCTAAGTTCCGCATTCGCATGTCGAATGTGGGACGTCCCCTATGCCAACTCCAGCGCGAGAAGGCAGGAACCCCTAAGTCAAAGAACCCCTACAATAATATCGTTAGATTTATGTTGGGTGATGCGACCGAGGTTCTCGTTGAGTTTTACCTTAAACTAGCCAAGATAAACATTACAGGTGGCAAGGAGAAGGTTAAGCTCGACGTAGGTGACACTACGATACTCGGTGAGAACGACGTTGAGATAGACAACAAAGTCTATGACACTAAGTCCTCTAGCCCGTGGGCCTACGAGCATAAGTGGAGTCAGGGTTGGGAAGGTGTAGCGAAAGATGATGCCTTTGGTTATGTACCCCAGCTATTAGGTTACAGTGATGCTTCTGGGCTAGAGCCCGGCGGCTGGATCGTCCTTAACAAATCAACTGGTGAAATACAGATAGTAGAAGCTGAATTTACTGGGGCGGATAAAGATAAGATCCGCGATAAGATTAGTAAGAACGTAAACCTGATCGCTACTGACGCTCCTTTCGAGAAATGCTTTAAACCCCAAGACGAGTACTTCCGTAAGCAACTCACTCCCAACAAAAGACTGGCTATGAACTGTACGTTTTGTTCGTACACTAATACTTGTTGGCCCGAAGCTAAGTATAGACCCCAGACGCACAGTAAAGCTCAGAACCCTCGTTACCATTGGTACGCGGAGTACGAAGACTGATGACGTTCAGGAATATACGACGCCGTGCTATTGCCAACGGCTACCGCTCTGGTCTGGAAGAGGACATTGGCACACAACTTAAAAAGGCTGGGGTAGAGGCTGAGTACGAGCCCTTCCGCATCCCTTTTACCGTGCCTGTCCACAACCGACATTACACCCCCGACTACGTTTTACCTAACGGGGTTGTGATCGAAAGTAAGGGCCAATTTACCTCAGATGATCGCAAAAAGCATATCTACATTCGGGATCAGTACGGAGCCGATCTAGACCTCCGTTTTGTGTTCAACAACCCTAAAGGAAAGCTCCGTAAGGGTAGCAAGACTAGCTACGCTGACTGGTGTGAAAAGAACGGGTTTATGTTCGCGGCTAAAGAGATCCCAGATGCGTGGCTTAAAGAAAAGCCCCGAAAGCGTTCATTAAATTTACTTAGTAAACTTCGAGAAACAAAATGACGGATAAATTTATAGGTGCGTTCATTGAGTTGACGCCAAGTGAAGAAGAAGAAGGAATAGATTTACGCTTTGGGTGGGAATTTCCTGACAACATGGATCCCGATATAGAGGACACGTTTAAGAGCCTCGTTGCGGGGATCTTTGGCCTAATGAGCAGTCAAGAACAGCAGATCATTGCGATAGGCGAGATCGTTCGTAACATCTCTGCGTTCGATGATGGCATTCATTCTGTGGGGGAAACCGAGATCGTCTTTACTGCTGACGATGCTCTTATGGATGAGTTGGATAACTCGGCCACGGTAATCGACATAAACAAATTCAAACCAAAGGGGTCAGTACATTGAGTGATCTACTAATTGGTTTGTGTGGAAAGAAAGGCTCGGGAAAGACCTACATAGCCGAACATCTGCGAGATAACCACGACGCAAAGATAATCCGCTTCGCTGACACTCTCAAGGACATGATGCGAGTGATGGGCTTTAGTGAGGGCCAGATAAACGGCGACCTCAAAGAAGTAGCCTGTGACATGCTCAACGGCCTGAGCCCTCGGTACGCAATGCAGACACTCGGGACAGAGTGGGGGCGCAACTTACTCCACGAGAACATCTGGGTAGATATGCTTATTGGCAAGGCTAGTAGAGCCAAGGGCACTGTCGTAGTCGATGACGTTCGTTTCCCCAATGAAGTAGATAGCATCCGAGAAAGTGGCGGCGTCCTGATCTGGGTGGAGCGAGACTCTATCTACGAGGGCGGTGACTCCCACTCCTCCGAGACCGCAATAGATGCGTCCTACTGTGATCTGTTGATGGATAACACCCGAGACATCTCAACTGTCTGCAAGACGATTGAAAGCTGGGCACAGCTACAAAAGAAATTAAATTAATTAATCAGGATATATAATAATGGATCAATACCAGCAGTTTATACATAAATCACGATACGCACGATGGATACCCGAAGAAAGCCGTCGCGAAACATGGGCAGAGACCGTGCAACGCTATGTCGATTTCTGGATTAACCGAGGTCAGGTAGATGATGCTGTAGCCAAGGAATTGTATAATGCCATACATGACCTAGAGGTGATGCCTTCTATGCGTTGTATGATGACGGCGGGCGTTGCCTTAGACA